CCGGTCGGGCGCCGGTACCGCGACGGTCGGTAACGGACGTACGGACGTCGGTACGCCGGTTCGACCGGGCCGGACCGGACCGGGACCGGACCCGGGAACCGGACCGGTAACCGGTACCGGTACCGTACCCGTACCCGTACCCGTCCCGGTCCCGGTCCGGTCCGGTCCTACCGGTACCGGTACCGGTACCGTACCGTACCGTACCCGTACGGGCGGGTACGGGCCGGGCGGGACCGGGCGGGCGGGTCCGGTCCGGTACCGGTACCGTTACGTTACGGTTACGGTAACGGAACCGAACGTACCTCGTCCGTCGTCGACGCGAGGTCGGCGGGACGGGCGACGGACCGGACGGACCGTTCCGTCCTCCTCGTTGTCGACGACCGTCGGCGAATTAACTACGAACCAACGACGTCGGCGACGAGTTATTACCGGTCCGCCTACCCTCCCTACCAACCAAACTAGTTCGCTCCTCCGACACGCCACCGACCACTTTAACTATATAAAAGCCCTTGCCGCCGATGCGCTGGGCCGGGCCAAGGACATTGCACCGGAGGTCGCGTTCATCCACGCGCGGGAAAAAGATTGCCATGTCCTGCTGGATCTGCTGGCGGCTGGTGAGATCCCGCTGCGTGTCACCCACAACGACACCAAGATCAACAACGTCCTGATCGATGCCGCCACCGGAAAAGGCATCTGTGTCATTGACCTTGACACCGTGATGCCGGGCCTGTCGGCCTACGATTTCGGCGACTTCCATCCGCACCGGTGCCAACGACTGCGCCGAGGACGAGCCCGACCAGAGCAAGGTCCACTTTGACCTGCACCTGTATGAGGTGTTCGCCAAGGGGTATCTCTCCACCGCCGGGGCTTCCATGAGCCCTGCGGAGAAAAAGAGCCTTGCCTGGGGTGCCAAACTGATGACGCTGGAGTGCGGCATCCGCTTTCTGACCGACTATCTGGAGGGCGACCACTATTTCCACACCGCCCGCCCCGACCACAACCTTGACCGCGCCCGCACCCAGTTCACGCTGGTGCGGCAGATGGAAGAGGTGTTCGATCAGATGCTGGAGATCGTCAGCTGAACCGGCATCCTCTGACCTGCCGAAGCACCAATGACTCGGGGGCTGCACTGAACCGCCTGCAAAACATCTGAAAACGATGCAGACAAGGCAGTGCAGCCCCCATTTTTTGCGGCTGAGAAAAAGAAAAGCACCATACTTCCTACGAAGTACAGTGCTTTTTTGGTGGAGCTATCAGGAGTCAAAACGAACATTTTAGCATCCGGTGACAGCCCGCCATCGGGCGGGTCTTCTCCGGTTTCCAAAGGAATTTCGACGCTATTCTGGTCTCCCATGCAGGAGAACACCAGCTTCATGCGGTTATCATCGTAGACATAGACGGCCACGAGGAAGTTTTTGAACAGCTCCATCTGAAAATCCCGGTCGTGGATGTCACCCTGCTGCAGCAGTTCCAGATAGGAGATGATTTGCTCCCGGTCGATTTTCACGACATCCTCTTTGGCCACATTCAGCTGGACGCTCAGCCGGGATTGCTCAGTCTCAAGCTCGACCATCCGGGTGCGGGTGGCCTCTGTGATAATCCCCATCTCGATGGCTTTCAGCATATTCGAGGTGGCTTTTTTATTTCCTCCAACTGCTGCTCCAACGCCTCAATCTGGAGGTCATTGTCGTGCTTTTCCCAGTATTCGACCGTCCGATCTGCTATCCACGCAATGACATCATCGGTCAAGCAGTACATTTTGATGGCCTGAGCCACAGCCGGTTCAATGACATCCCGGCGGATGTTCTTCTTGTCACAGGCGTGCTCGGTGCGCCGCTTCTGGCAGGTGTAGTAGTAATGCAGCTCGCCGTTTCTACTGGTGCCAGATACGCCCGTCATGTAGCTGCCACAATGCCCGCAGCGCAGCTTCCCGGTCAGCAGATAATCTTCTGCCCCGACACGGTGCCGGGTTCCGACTGGATCTTTTTCATCCTCATGGCCTCCTGTACCCTGTACCACAAATCATCGCTCACGATGCGCGGAATGCCATCGGCCACCCGGACATCCCCGTATATGTAGATGCCCCGGTACCGCTCGTTCTGGCAAATACTCTGGAAGCTGCCTTTGTTCCAGTTGGCTCCCTTGCTGGTCTTGATGCCCTGGGCATTGAGATCTCGCGCAATGTCCACGAACAGGTCACCAGCAGCCACACGGGTGAATATTTCCCGCACAACGGCCGCATTCGCTTCATCCAGCACCACACGGCCATCCTCACCCCGCTTGTAGCCCAAGGGCTGCCGACCGTTCGCCATGCACTTGCTGGCGTTATCATACAGCCCCCGGGTGATGTCCTCCGCCATGTTCTCGCTGTAGAATTGATTCACATTCATCATGTTCCTCAATGCGAAACGCCCGGCGGCTGTATCGTCAAAATCTTCCTCGGCGTAGAACACCTTCACGCCGCAGTCTTCCAGTTTGGCCTCGTTGACCATTGCCTGAAGCATATTGCGGCCAATGCGGTTTGACTTCCATGCCACAACCGCCTGAAATTTGCCTTTTTCAGCATCCCGCATCATTCGCTGGAAGTTGGGCCGCTTATCGGTCTTGCCGCTGATGGCCCTGTCCTCATAGGTTCCAACGACGTGCAGCCCCAGCTCGGCAGCGTGCTTCATGCACTCTCTGACCTGCTGCTCAGTCTGACCTCTCGCTGGTTGTGGGAGGAATAGCGGGCATAAATGACGGCATTCTGACCCGCAGCAATATTCTTTTTTCGGGCCATCAACCATCACCTCACGATTATCTTCTTCAAAATTCGCAATATTTTTCCGATTTTCGGTATAATTCTACGAATCCCTGAAAAGCGGGTGCGTATTTGATATAATTCAGTTGCTGCCGACAGTAAATTTGAGAAAGGAGCCATGCCGTATGACTACGAGCGAATGGTCGGATATCTTTGCCAAAATCAAAAAACTGTCGGATGCTGATAAGGAGCGATTGCTTATTTTTCTGCACGCCCTGAAAGGTAAAGAGATAGCTCAACGCCTCCTGCTGCCGATCTGCCGGTAAATCAAGAAGCAGCTCAATAATTTCAGCCGTTTGGCCGTCCTCCTGCTGGAGGGCGGCCTTTATCATTTCCTTGGGAGTATGACCCAGCAGAGAATCCAGCGACTCGCCCAGCTCATCCGCAATGGCGCAGGCCGTCACCAACGAAATAGAGTCGCTGCCGCTCAGTTCTTCTTCGATTTCCTGAACGCTGATACCCGCAGCCTCTAAGTCGGCCGGATCTGCATTATTCAAAATCTGCATCACGCTGTCGCGGAATTTCGAAGCCCACTCATTCCGGCTGGCTTCTTCATCCCATCCCATGATGTAAGACGGGGTCGTATCAAGTGCATCAGCAATAGCCTTGATTTTAGACTGCGTGAGGACACGGAAGCCAAGCTCAATCTTATTGATAGATGATTTCGACTTATAGCCGATTTTCTTTGCTAGTTCTTCTTGGGACATCCCCAATTCTTCACGTCGAATTTTCACTCTTTGTCCGATGGTCATGGTTTTGCATCCCCCTAAATTCTTCTGATGCAATTATAATACGGCGTAGGCATGAGGTCAACATTTTTTCAAATTTTTCAAAAAAATAGTTGACATTCGGTCTACGAGGTGGTAATATACGCCCAGTAGACAACCAGTCTACGCCGAACGGAAAGCGAGGTGAACTTACTGTGACCAATACCACTTTGCTCAAAGCAAAGATTGATGCCTCCGGCTACAAGATGAAGTATATTGCAAATCGCATTGGCCTTTCATATCAGGGATTTTTGAACAAAATTCGGAATAAAACCGATTTTACCGCACCTGAAATTAAAAGTCTGTGCGAGTTGCTCAACACTCGGAACGGAGGAAATGGAGCAGATTTTTTTTGCTCTGTAAGTAGACTGCTTGCCTACTTCAAAACAGGAGGACCACATGGACACCACAATTCACATCAACGTGGCCGATATTCCCCCGGAAGTCGGTGAGAGCTTTGGCCGCGTAACGCTGGCGGGATTCAAAAAATTCATCGCCCAGCCCGGGAACCGCGAGAAGCTGGAAGCCCAAACGGCTGCCCGCAAGGCTCGCAAAGAAAGGGAGTGTAAGGAATGACCCGGATTCTGATGATCGTGTACGGCATCACCGCCGAACAGGCAGCAGCTCGTGCCCCGGCGGCGCAGTTTGCTGTGACCTCTGTTATCGCAGCCCTGTTTGTCTGGCTGGACAGCATGGGGATGTTCGATGATGTAGGCCGCTGGATGGGGCGCAAGCTCCGGGAGGTGCTGGATGCTGTATCCGACTGACGAAGAAGCTGGCTACCCTGAGCCTCCTGTGTGCCCCCTCTGCCACCAGAGGTGCGATACCATCTACCGCACCGATGATGGCACAATCGTTGGCTGCGACCGCTGCTTAGAGGCCGCAGATGCATGGGAAGTCAACGAGTGCTTCCCGGAAAAGGAGTGATTTTTATGAAAGGATTGGTATTTGACACCGAGAATCAGATGCAGTTCAAGGACTTCGGCGAACCGCTGCTGGACAACCTCCAGAAAGAGGTCGGCGGTTGCATTGAGGTGGTTCATCCAAAGTATCTGCCGGAAGGACTGTGCATGGTGATTGATGATGAGGGACTGCTGAAAGGCTACGCCATCAACAACATTGCCAGCATTCTCTACGGTACGCCGGAACATGGTCAGCCCATTGTGGGCACCGCTGTGATTCTCCGTGAGGGCTTTGTGGCCGGGGAGCTCGACTTTATGAGCCTGGATGACGGAGATGAAGTTGGCCTGATGCTCTTGTTCTCTGCGCTCGGTATCTGCATCAAGAACGAAAGCGAGGCTGAGTGATGGACCTGGAAAAATTCTACTTCACATACGGCTCAGATGATGTTCAGCCGTACTGCGGAGGATGGACGGAGATCTGGGCACCCAACTACCACATGGCGTGTCAGGCGTTCCGGGCAGTCCACCCTGACCGCATTCCCAATGTTCTCAACTGTGCCAGCGTGTACAGCGCAAAGGAGTTCGAGAAAACCAAGATGTTCGGCCCGGGCGGCAACTTCGGCCTCCGCTGCCGGGAGACCATCACTCTGAACATCGCTGTCAACAAGGCCGAGGAGGGGGTGATTTTTTGAAAGTAAGAGGCAAAAAGCTGACCCGCAAGCAGAAAGAGGCCCTTTCCGCACAGGGCTGGGACTTCCGCCTGTACCTCTGCGTCCGGGATGCCCCGGATCACATGGTTCTGCTGAACCGTACCACTGGCAAGACCGTTATGTTCCACAAGTAAACCCACCAAGAGAAAAGGAGTAAACATTATGATTCGCAATCCCAACGACATTCAGGATGGCGCAAAGAAAATCCGTATGCTGATTGCTGGCTACCCCGGCATCGGCAAGTCCACTCTGGCCCTGTCCGCACCCCGTCCGCTGCACATCGACTGTGATTTCGGCATTGACCGCATCGAGCCCCGGTATCGTATGCCGTACATCCAGCCCCGCAGCTATGACGAGATCCTGAACGACCTGAAACCGGAGAACCTCAACGACTTTGAGACGCTGGTGTTTGATACCGCCGGTAAGCTGATTTCCCTGATGGGCCTGTGGGCTATCAAGCAGAACCCCAAGTACGGCCAGCGTGATGGCAGCCTGTCCCTCAAAGGTTACGGCTTCGTAGGTCGTGAGTTCGTTCGGCTGATGGACTACTGCTTCTATGAGTTGAAGAAGAACATCGTGGTCGTTTTCCACGCCACCGAGGAAAAGGATGGCGACAACACCCGCCTCCGCATCAAGGTCGAGGGTCAGACCAAGAACAACGTCTGGGAGCCTATGGATCTGGGCGGCTTCGTGGAGATGTACGGCAACGACCGCACCATTGGCTTCTCCAACTGCGAGAAGTATTTCGCCAAAGGCACCCGTGGCATCCACGGCATCTACAAGATTCCGGCCCTCACTCCCGGCAGCCAGAACGACTTCCTGACCAAGCTGTTCGAGGAGTACAACAGCAAGGCCGCCGAGGAAGTAGCTGCAAACGCCAAGGAGAACGAGGCGTACGAACAGGTTATGCAGGAGGGCAGCAAAATCATTGCTGGCATCAAGGATGCAGACACCGCCACCTCGTAGGGATTCTCCCGGATAAGGTGCAGCCACGAGGACAGCAGCGAGTGAGTAATGAGGGATGCAGCCATTTACTGCGCCTCCTCTGCGGGTTTGGG